GCAAGACTTTGCTACCAATGGAAGAATCTTTGGCGAACTCAGAAACTCAATTAAACGAGGAGTTGTGGGAGGAATTAACCAAGCATTCCGCTCAACTGGAAAAATGGGGGAAAAGCTAAGATGGGTTGCTGTATCTAAAAATATTTGCGATGATTGTATTAGCGTGGCTGGTGAGATTGATACTTGGCAAGGATGGGAAGGTAGAGGTCTGCCGGGATCTGGGTGGAGTATTTGCAAAGAACATTGTTATTGTCAGCTAATCCCAGAGGATATAGAAATAGATGACAATCTCGTTGTATGAATAATATTACTTTACTAAGGTGCTTTTGTTTGTTTTGTCATTGGTCGTGGCAAGTATTAGCTGTCGAGGCTGACAGAGAGCAAGAATGTCCTGAGTGCAAGTCATATGATACTAAAACATTTTTAAAGAACTTTGATATTTAATGCTTTTTCTTTTTTTATTACTTTCTCTTGCCACTCTTTGCGTTGAGCAGGAGTTTGTCTCCCCCTAGTTGGTTTATCAATACCCACAGCTTTAGCCCTAGCTCTCCACTTTCTAGCCTCTCTACGCTTTTCATTCTTTTTAATATTTCTTTTTAATTCTACTTTTTCCTCATACTGAGTTTTTACTGGCTCAGATTTAGGCACAAATGGTCTTTGTGGGAGTATTTCTACATCTTCTACAACTTCTGCATCTTGTAAATCCGAATTTAAAAATTTTTCAAAAGGACTTTGATGGTTAGCTACCTCTACTCTTTTAATTAGTTTACCTGAATGTTCTAATACTAATCTACCAGCTTGAACATTACCTGCTTCAGCCTCTCTAACCATACTATTTAAAACATTCGGCAACCTAGAACCAAATGTAACCATATACTTCTGATAGAACACTTCTACAAACTCTGGATCTTTCATCCAATTATGTATAGTAGCCCTAGTAACACCAACCTTATCTGCAACTTCCTGTATAGGTGTTTCAGGGGATGTAACAAGCATATCCACTACTAACGATTTCTCTGGTCTCCACTTATCTGGGAGTATTACACTCATATAAATTCCTTTACTTATGGTATATTCTACGGACTTTCTTTATTCTATACAAGGGAATTAATGGACTTTCTTTTCAAATTTTTTTTATATATCCATGCAAGTGTTTGTTATTAAATAATTTATGAGGAATGGTGGTACACAGTATAT